AACAATGCGGCCAGATGATCGAGGTTGCTGCCATAGGATGAGGCCAGCAAAACCGAACGGGCCGCATCATTAATCCGCGCGCGCAGGAGCATTTCACGATAGGCGAAGGCCTCGATCAGCTTGCGCGCGGGTTCGCTTTCGAGATCAATGACGCCTGCGATTGACGGAAACCGCCCGACCAGATCATCGCGCATCTCGGTGACGAGCGCCTCGTAGTCGAGGGTCTCGATCACGTCCGGCGGCGTCAGACCGGAGAGGTTGATGGCGGTAAAACGGCTCATGGTTGGGCCTCGCGTTCCTCGATCAGCACCCCATCCGGGTTGGCATAGGCATTGATGCGGCGCGCGCCTTCAACCGTGAAGTCGCCATAGGTGGCACGCGGCCGGTACTCGCCCTCGAGGAAGAAATGCAGCCGACCGTCGCGGGTCACTTCAACGATCTGAATACGGGTCACACGGTAGCGCGGCTCGAACTGTTCGATCGCAGAGGTCACCGCCGCAAACCACGGCGTCACCTCATTGGGCGTGATGGTGCGCCCCAGCAGGTTGGGCACGAACGATCCATACCATTCGCGCATGATCCGGGCGCCAAACCGCGTGGTGAAGATATCCTGCAGGCTCTGGGCCACATGCGGCCAGCCCTCAATCACACCGCCCGTTACGGCGTTCAGGCCGACGGACGGGTTTATGCTGCGCGTGGCCATCGGTCAGCCCTCCTTGGCCCTTATTCGTCACCAGCGCCTTCGCCAACGTCCTCATCCGTAGCTGGCTTGGGGTCGCTCTTGGCAACTTTCCTCGCCTTGCTCGCGGGCGCAGTCTTGCCGCCCTCGGACTCGGAGCCGGGCACATCGAGCCGACGCAGCGTGCCGAGGCGCAGCTCATGCTCCGCCTGTTTGTCGGTCAGCGTCAGCACAGTGCCCACGCCAGTGTTGGTCTGCCCCGCAACGAAGCGGCCTGCTTTCTCTGTAATCGCGTATCGGTTCATGTCGTGTTCCCTTGTCTTGCGGTAATCAATCGATGGTGAACCACGGTCGCCCAGTCGTCGCGTGACCGCACGCAGCCACATCGCCTTCACGGCAGACGGCGATGCCGTCAATGGTGAACCAGTCGGAGCCAGTGACCATGGGCGGTGGAGGTGAATGAGGCGCAGGACCATGGGACTGAACCAGATCACCAATCCCGACGATCACTTGGCCCTCGACCGTCCATGGGGCAAACTGGCTTCCCATCTGCGCACCACCTGCGGTGTCGAGCATGACAACAGCTATGCCGCGGCTCATCCCTTGATGCCCGTGAACTTCGGCGTGATGACCTTGATTTCTTCGCTGGTGATTTCCAGCGTCGAGCCACCCACCACGATCCGCACCAGATTATCCGCGAGCGTCATCCGGACATTGCCATAAGTGATGACATTCTCATCCCCTGCGGTTGAAGGGCTCGGATTGCCCGCATGATGGGTCAGCGGCACCGCCACCGCCTGTTGGAAATCCCCCGTCGGCGACATCACCGTGAATTGCTGCCCGACCGTGGGCGGCGTGTGCACGCGCAACGCACCCGAGAACTGAGCATAGGGCAGCCAAGGCGACAGGAACCGGCCCTGTCCGCCATGTGTTGGCCCAAAATCCAACCGCATGCGCTGGCGTCCGGGGTCGACCTCCGCCACGGTGCCATGCCGCATGACGCCTGCGACACGGCGCTCCAGATCGGTCACGCGCGCGACAAGCTCGATGATTTCGCGGATCGCCATGGCTATGATCCTTGCGGCTCAAAGACGACAGTCTGGTCAAAATCCAGAAACGTGATGTCCGCGAGCGGTTGCGGGTCCGCATCGAGGTCCTCAACCGGCCCGATGCCGATCTGGTTTACCACCTCCAGCGGGACACCAAGGGTTTCGGCCGCCCGGCGCCAATCGGCAAGTGGTGTGCCATCCATCTCCGCGCGCAGCAGGCTTGCGATGTTGACCAGTATTGGATCGGCCTCCATCAGAACGAGCACGTCGCCCCAGGCGCTGTTTGACGCGATCGAGCCACCGGCCAACGGCGTGTCCACCAGATCGCAGGTCAACACCAGCTGACGCGCGGCGAAGCGCACCCCGTTCTCGGACGAGGCCCCCCGCCGTGACAGGCGTCGTGTGATACGTGGCACCAGTTTCATCCAGGTGCGCGACCAGGCGGTGTCATCGCGGGTCAGTGCTCGCGTCACCTGGTGCTCCATGATGTCCAGCGTCAGCTCCATCCCCTCATCTGTATGCGGAATGGCAATACTGATCTGACCGCCATCCCCATCAGACGCGGGTACTTCGACGCGGGACGCGATGGCAATCTCGATCACGAGATCACACCGATGGGCACCACTGTTGAGGTCCCGGCCGGTAACGTCCAGCCCGTGTTCATCCGTGGTCAGCACCAGAAGCGGCTGACGGGTTTCGGCGATGGTCTGATCAATCGGGTCGACGGCGCTGTCGAAGACCCGCGCGCCCGCCAAGGTGCGATCCCGCAGCGCACGGGCGGCCGCGAGGCGCATGGCAAGGCGGGTCAGGCTCATGACGGCAGGTCCTCCCAAACGAGAATAAGGTTCAGGTCGCCCATGTCCGTGTGCTGGACCGAGGAGACCGCATAGGTCGGGCTGGCAGCCCGGCTGGTGAGTCTGATTGTATCGCCCTTGGCCGGAAGCGCGGTCAGCGCATCGACCTCGGCCTTGGCGATCCAGAACTCGGCGCTGGCCGATGCCACACGCGTCGTCCCCGAGAAGTCCGAGCCCCGGGCGATCCCCTTCAGCCCGTCATCTGCAGGGCCAGCGGAAAACACCCCGTAGATGAGGTGTTGCGGCCGGTCAGGATCGGCCGCGCGCTCAGCGTATTGGGCCGAAACGCGCGGCCGGTGGATTGCCGTCTCCGCGAAGGCACCCTTGATCGCGCCCGACAGAGCGGCGTCGAGATCGTCAAACATAGAAGCCACGGCTCAGGTCCTTTCAGCGGGCGGCCTCACGCACAATCACGTCCGCTTGCCCGGGATCAGCACGCGCGGGCGGGTGCAGTATTGCAGGGCGTTCATCTGGAACTCGAGGTTCACGCCCTTGCCGTTCTGCATTTCCCACTGCTTACCATAGAGCCGCTGGCCGGGTGTGTTGACAGTCTCGATGTAATCAGCCGGAGCATAAACCGTGCGGAACAGACCGGGCACGCCCATGGGCACGAGATGGCACTTGTCAGTCTCAATGCCCACATTCTGACCACCTCGGTAGTTCATCCAGGTGATGCCGCCGAACTCGAACGCGCCATAGATGCCGGAATTGCCCGAGTTGATATAGGCGTTGCGCAGTGAGGCGGCATCGGCATAGCCCTTGTAGGTCTCGCGCACTTCCTTGTGGCCGATCAGGTCGTCGAAGAATGCATCCCCGCAAAGCGCGATGACGCTCGTATACGGCAGACCGTCGAGAATGCCCGCCATTTGGCGGATGACACCAGCACATTTCTTGCGCAGAGCCCCGTCGGTGGCACTGGCGTTGTCGAGATCAAAGTCGACCACGGCCTGCTGGTTTTCGCCGAACTCGGTAAAATAATCGAAAAGCACCGAGCCGTCAGCGTCCAGAAGCTGGCCGGTCTTGAGGATGTTCAGCCGGTGGTATTCCTCGGTCAGTGCGAAGAACTGGCTGGCCTCGGCTGCGCGATCCGCAATCTTCTGCTGCAGCCGCTCGACGGCCACTTCCTGGCCGAAGGCGCGCACCTGCTGCACCTCGTCGGCGTAGATCGCATCATCGACCTGGAAATGCGGCACCTTGAGCATCCGCATGGCGCGTTTCGATTTGTCGAAGGTCTGGCCCGGGCCACCGCGGGGGCTGGCGGAGACCAGCATGCGGTTTTGCTCCTTATCCTTCTCGATCGCGATATCGAGCGTGTCGATGCTGGTGGTCTGGAACAGCCCCATCTGGCCAATGCGGGAGGGCGTGTATTTGATCTCACGAAGCGCATCCGTGAGGCGCATGACGCTGAAGGCGTCCTGACTGAAGATGTTGAGGATCGACATGGGAAGTCCTTTATTGCGTCGGCGCGCCAGCGATTGGCCACGCGGGATCGGCCCACAGCCCGAAGGCGCAGGAGATCGGATTTGGAATGTGTGAAGGTCAAGCGTGGCGTTACCGCACCGCAAAAGTCACGCGCGCTCAGCGCACGATAATGCCGACGCCCACGAGGTCAGCTTGTGCAGCGACCTGTTCGGCCGCCTGATCGCGGTCGGGATGATAGGTCAGGACCTTGCCATTGACCTCAGCATCCCGGGTGATGGCGGCAACCGCAACATCACTTGTCGAGGCATCACAGCCGTAGAGCGCGATGGCCACGGCCGTCTGGCTGCCATCGGTGGCACCGACAGCGCTGGCCAGATATTTGCCGCTGGCGGTGATTTTGCCCAGCACTGTGCCCGGCGCGATGATGCCCGCACCGCTGGCGATGGTGATATTCTCCCGCGAGCGCTGGCCATTGGCCTCGGTCATCAGGAATTCGCCGGGATGCCGGCCTTCTGTGAGAACAGTCATGGTCCTTCTCCCTTATTCAGCCGAAGCGCGCATTGGCGTGAGTGATGGCTTTTGACCACCCGGCCACACTGCGCTCGGCGCGGTTGCGTTGATCAGCCGGGGTTTCAGCCCCGAGCTCGGTCTCGTGTGCGGCCCGGTCGGCAATCGTCGTGGGAACCGATGCCTTGGGGGACGCCGTCATAACTTTCGCTGCGTCCACAGCCGTCATCTCGGTCTCGAGCGCCAACACCAGCGCTTGCGCCTCTCGGCCTTCGGCCTCGGGCGCTGTCAGGATGGACTTGATCCGCGCCGTGGCCTCGGCTTTGCCAGCGGTGACACCGGCGGTACGCGCCTCAGTGCGGGCTG